ACCAGATAAGCTTAATGGTTTCGATCACATGAATGACGCACTAGGATACTGTGTATATCGAGAGTTCTCTATTCTGTATGCCCGTGCGGGTAGCAGAACAGGAATTAGAATCTATTAAAGAGGTTTAATCGTGTATAGCGGCTACCAACATTACAACCGAGAAAAAGCCGCCGCAGGTGTGACGGTAGAAGACCCATGTTTTGCTTGGCAGAATATGGAACCGCATTGGATTTTAAGTGAAGATTTACAAAGCGGAACTTTTGGCATTAGAAAAAAACACAGGAGATATTTACCGCAAGAACCAAGAGAATTAGATGATCAATATGACAATCGTTTAGCTCGTTCTGTTGTCCCTCCATATCTGCAACGCATTGAGAAGATGTTGGGTGGAATGTTAGTTAGAAAACCTGTTCGATTGAATGATGTTGGTGATGTCATAAGAGAGCAGTTATTTGATGTAGATCTTCAAGGAAACGATCTAAATGTATGGACTTATGAAACAGCACGATTAGCAGTTAGATATGGACACGTTGGCGTTTTGGTTGATGCTCCTGCTGCTGGTGCAAAAGGCCGTCCATATTGGGTGACTTATACCCCTAGGGAAATATTGGGATGGAGGACAGAAGTTATTGATGGGATGCAGAAATTTACACAGCTCAGGCTTTTAGAAAAAGTATTTGAAGCAGATGGTGATTATGGAGAAAAAGAAGTTGAGCAGGTAAGAGTATTAACGCCTGGAGCTTTTGAGATCCACCGCAAAAATGAAAAGAGTGGTGAATATACGTTGCATGAAGAAGGGACAACATCATTAACAGATATTCCTTTTGCTGTTGCTTATTCAAACAGGGTGAACTTTATGGAGTCCCGCCCGCCGATGGAGGACATAGCAGAATTAAATTTAAAGGCATATCAAATTCAATCTGACTTAGATAACCAGCTTCATATCAGTGCTGTTCCGATGTTGGCCTTCTTTGGCTTCCCTCAATCAAGTGAAGAAGTAAGTGCTGGACCAGGAGAAGCAATTGCCTTTCCTGCCGAGGGTAAAGCTGAATATATTGAGCCAGATGGTAAAAGCTTTAATGCACAATTTGAGCGTTTAGACCGCCTTGAAAAGCAAATAAATAATCTGGGCTTAGCGGCTGTGTTAGGACAAAAATTATCCGCAGAAACAGCAGAGTCAAAACGAATAGACCGATCTCAAGGAGACTCAACAATGATGGTCGTTGCACAGCAGATGCAGGATATGATTGATAACTGTCTTCTGTTCCATGCGAATTATTTAGGAAGCAACGAAGCTGGAAGTAGTTTTGTAAATCGTGACTTCTTGGCAGCTCGTCTTGATCCGCAAGAGATAGGAAGTTTGCTGCAACTTTATACTGCTGGAACGATCACGCAAGAAACTTTATTAAAGCAGTTAGAAGAAGGGGAGGTATTAGGAGATGAATTTGATATAGAGCAAGAGTTGGAATCCACTCAGATGGGCGGTTTAATTGATATGGAACAACCTCAAAAAGAAGAAGAGATGCCTGAAGAAGAAGTAATAGAAGAAGACAATGAATAATGTCCAGACAAGTATCTGCTGGTGAAGGTGTTCCAAGTGTTTTTTATCGAAACGCTATAGATCTAAATCGTTTCAGTAATGGCATTGCAAGGAAGATTGCTAGAGAAAATATTTTTGTAATTATTAAAGCTTCTAAGCAATTGCAAAAGATTGATGAATCAAAAGGACCATCTTATAAAGCAGCAAGATTAAGATCATTAATCAAGCAAACAAAAAATTCTTTAAGTAAGTGGCAAGAAGAAAGCGTTGACACTTTAATTAAAGATTTAGAGGGTGTTGCAAATCTTCAGGCAGGTTTTGTTGAAGGTCAAATAAAAAAAGCGTTGCCATCAGCAATGCAAGAAAAAATACACGACCGACTTGGTTATTCTGTTCAGTCTGTTGCTGTTAGTCCTAGTTTTGCAAAAGCAGTTGTTACTAACGAACCAACAGATATAAGTTTTGCATCAGCAGCCCGATCACAACAAAGAAAAGCAGGAGCAGGTGTTTTTAATTTGACGGCTAAACAAGGAGCAGAGTTAACGCTCCCAAATGGAGACACTGTAAAAAAAGCATTTAGAGGTTTAGCCTCACAGCAATCAAATCGCTTTAATCAAATTGTCAGAACAGGTCTTTTATCTGGAGAACCTACTCAAGATATTGCAAGACAGTTAGTTGGAACATTGGATTTTGGCGAAAAAGCAAAGACATTGAAGCAATTAGGTCAAGCTGGAGGAGAAGCAACCAAAATAGCAACTCATCAAATTAGTACAATTGTTAGAACAAGTGTCAGTCAAGTCTCAAATGCCGCAAGTCAAAATGTTTATAAAGCAAATCAAGAAGTAACGGAAGAATATCGTTATGTCTCAACGCTAGATTCTCGAACTTCTGCTGTATGTAGAAATTTAGATGGACAAGTTTTTAAATACAACGAAGGACCAACGCCACCTCAACATTTTGGTTGCAGGTCTACAACTGTAGCTGTCATTAATTACAAAAAATGGGGATTCAGCCCACCGCCTGCTGGAAAAAGGGCAAGTGCTGATGGTCCTGTTCCTGCTAATACAACCTATGGAAAATGGTTATATGACAAGAGGAAGGCAGGAACAAAATTTACCCCTGGGCCAGAACAGATAAAAGTTTTAGGAACTCAAAAGGCGAAATATTTTAATCGGTTATCGAATAAGTATGGACCAGATGAAGCAATGAAAAAGTTTATGCGTGAGGATAATAGTGAAACAAGCTTGGCAACATTACAAAAGAGATATGGCAGACCAGAAGACATAAAACCAAGGAAGAAAAAGGCAGCAGCTCCGAAGGCCAAAGCAACTCCTGTAAAGCCTTCACCAGCAATAAAGAAAATTGATAAGGAAATAGCGGAAACAAAGAGACAACTAAAAGAAGCTAAAGCACAATTAAAGGCGTTAGAGGAAAGAGATCCTACTCTTCCAACTATTGCTCAACTTCAGGGAATACCAGCAAATTCAAAAATTCAAGCTGCTGACGTGAATAAGGCTTTTGATTTAATGGAGAAGATGGAAGGAGTCGCAGGAGAAAACGCAAGAAAATTAAGACAATTTGCAGAAAAAAAACAAGTTTTCTGTTCGTGGTCTGGAGGGAAAGAAGCAACAGGTGGATGGCAGAAACAAAAGGAGAAAATGGCTTATCTCTTAGAAAATCCACAACTTAAAAAGAGCTTGCAACTTAATAAAAAAAGGAATCTTAAAAATATTAAAGATACTTCTCCTTTGCTAGATCCCATTACTTCTTCACCTAATGCTGCAAACACCGTAAGAACAAATAGAGGTCTGCATATTTGTGATAACGCTTTGGATGATGTTAATAGAAATATGAATAGCGTTTATTTAGATAAATATTTTACGATGAAAGGAAATAAAGGAGCTGCTGGTTACACCTTCCAAGGTTCAAATCATATTGTGATGAGAAAAGAAACAACTTTTAAAGCAATTAAAGACTTAACTGATGTAAGAAATGCCGTTAAAGGAAGTGTTGCAAGTGCAGCAAAGAATGAGCCTTTGCATTTTGTTGAACAGTTATTGCATAAAAGGGTTTATTCAAAAAATCCTTATACACCTAGCAAGGTAGTTTCAAAGGAAGGTTGGCTAACAACTTATGTGCATGAGATGGGGCATCAAATACATTACGCAGCAAATAGACCTGCAATGAAATCGTTAAAAGTTGGAGGAGATCAATGGATTCCTAGCAAATACGGTGGAAGCAACTATATGGAACAATTTGCAGAAACTTTTGTGCAGTACGTCTTTGATCCAGTAGGATTAAAAAAAGCATCTCCAAGTGCTTATAAATGGGTTGACGATGCAGTTACGACTGTATTGAAAATTTCCTATTGATTATGGATTTTCAACAAATTACAAAACTTATTTCTGAGTGGCCTAAGAATAAGGAAGTGCCTCAATTAATGAAGGCTGCTTTTGACAAGGCAACAGGAGAAGATAA